ACAAGGCCTTCCACTTAAGCGTGACCACAAAAATCGTTCTTTAAATTTTGCCTATTCTAAACTTGGCATTCCTAAAGAATTGATTCGTACCGAACATCAACGTGGTATCTATTTTAGTCCACTCTATAATAACACCAATGAATTTCTCCGTAAGGAGATTACCGATTCTGCTCTGGTAAAGTCGTTTGATACCAGTGAAGAAGCCCTTGCCAATATTTGGAAAACCAAGTATGCTAAGGGACGAATCAGGCAATTACAGAAAAAGAATACTGTTTCATATGAAACCCTTTTCTATGATGACCTGATTTATTTGTCTTGGGAAGATACCAAGGCAAAATATTTGCCACAAGTTGGCAGATAATCAAGTATGCCACAAATATACTTGACTTACACACTACATAATGTTATACTGTGTGTTCTTGCATAATGCAAGTTTTATTATTAACTTACTATGGAGTTTTACATGAAAAAGCAATCCGCTAAAAGTCGTATCCTTTCCGCATTGACCAAATCTGAAGGTTATAATACCTTTACAACTGAGCAAGCTCAGCGCCGTTTTGGTATCACCAATGTTTCTGCTCGCATCTCTGAGTTGCGCCAAGAAGGTTATGCAATCTATGCCAACAAGAAAGTTGTTGATGGCGAAAAGAAAACATTCTATCGCTTAGGCACACCATCTAAGTCTTTCAAAGCACAATGCCGTGCAAACGGTGTTCGTCCACAGTCTGTTTAATTTAGACTAGTAGTGAGGGGTTCACCGCAAGGTGATACCCCTTTTTTTATATTCACGGAGCACAAATGGAAATATCAATCAAAAAAGAAGAATTACAGAAAAAGAAATTATTTGTTGCTACACCAATGTATGGTGGCATGAATCATGGCCTCTATATGAAAGCCTGTTTAGATTTACAAGGTCTCTGTATGCAATACGGAGTTCAAATTAAATTTTCATTTCTGTTCAATGAATCCCTCATTACCCGTGCAAGAAACTATCTAGTAGATGAATTTTTAAATCGTTCAGATTGCACCCACTTATTATTTTTGGATTCGGATATCTCATTCAATCCACAAGATGTAATTGCTTTAATGGCATTAGACAAAGATGTTATTGGTGGTCCATACCCCAAGAAAGCAATCAAATGGAAATCAGTTAAGAAAGCTGTAGAAAAGAATCCTGATATTGACCCACAGACACTAGAAAAAGTTACTGGTGATTATGTGTTTAATCCGGTTCAAGGCACAGCCAAGTTCTCCGTTACAGAACCTTTAGAGGTTTTGGAGATTGGAACTGGTTTCATGTTAGTTAATCGTAAAGTATTTGAGAAAATGGAACAAGCGTATCCGGTGATTCGTTATAAACCAGACCATGTAGGTCAGGCTAACTTCGATGGATCCCGTTACATCCATGCTTACTTTGATACGGTCATTGATACAAAAGATTCAATCACTGGTGGCGGCTCGGATCGTTACCTATCAGAAGATTATATGTTCTGTCAGATGTGGCGTAAGATTGGTGGAACAATTCACCTCTGTCCATGGATGAAAACATCACACATTGGTACCTATCATTTCCAAGGAGATATGCCAGCTGTTGCCAATTATGTTGGAGAAATGTAATGACTAAACTTGTTGACGAAGCACCATATCATCCTGGTTATGAAGATGCTTCTTTTACAACCGCAGGTCGTAAGTTTGATGGTGGTAAACTAGAGTATGGTTTAGTTCCACCATTAGCTTTAAAATCTCTTGTAGAAGTTTTAACTTTTGGTGCCCAAAAGTATGAGAGAGATAATTGGCAAAGAGTACCAGATTCAAAGCGTAGGTATTTTGATGCAATGCAAAGACATACATGGGCTTGGAAAGAAGGAGAGAAATTTGATCCTGAATCCGGACTACACCACTTGGCACACGCTATGTGTTGCTTGATGTTTTTGTATGAACATGATGTGAAATATTCCAAATATGACGGAGAAGATATTGCCAAAGTCATGGTGGATGAGTATAATAGTAGAAGTAAATTACATAATGGAGAAAGTAAATGAAGTTATCAAATGAAACACTAACCGTATTAAAGAATTTCTCGGCAATTAACCAAGGAATTCAATTCAAACAAGGCACTAAACTTACCACAGTATCAGCTGGTAAAACTGTTCTTGCTCAAGCAAATCTCAAAGATAATTTTCCACAAGATTTTTGTGTATATGATTTGAACCAGTTTTTGTCAGTAAACTCTTTGTTTAAAGATGGTGCAGACCTTGAATTTGATGAATCAAATGTTACCTTTAAGTCTGGTCGTAATAGCGTTAAGTATCGTATGACCGCAAAAGAAATGATTGTAACACCTCCAGAAAAAGATATTACTCTTCCATCTGTTGATTGTGAATTTAAACTCACGCAAGAAGATTATGATTGGGTAATGAAAACTGCTTCTGTTCTTTCTTCTCCACATATTGGTGTTCAGTCTAATGGTGACACGGTAGAAATTATTACCTTTGATGCGGCCGATAACTCAGCACACACAAACTCCGTTCAAGTTGGTTCAGGCAACGGTAAAAAGTATAATATTGTTTTCAAAACAGAAAATATCAAATTGATTCCTGGTACATATGATGTAAAGATTTCTTTTAAAGGTATCGGACATTTCCAAAACACAGCCAATGATATTCAGTATTGGATTGCGTTTGAAGCTAAAGAAACTAAAATTGAAGGATAATTATGTTACAACTCTTTACAGATGCACAAACAAATAAGTCAATTGCCGTAAACCCTAATTTTGTTGTGGTAGTATTTACAGCAAAAACAGAAGATGAAGCTGAAAAAACTGTTATCAATACCACCACAGGTAATTTGGTAGTTAGAGAAAGTTATCTTGATGTGGTTGGTCAATTGCAAGGACAATATTAATGGCAATTACAACCGTTCAAACATTATTTGGTTCATTGGATGAAACTCAATTGAAGGCACTTAAAGGTGCCATCGAGGAAATCAATGCCTCCATGCAACAAATCGAATTTAAGAACAATGAGATTAAAGACATTGTTGATGCCACCTATGATTCATTAGGTGTTCCTAAAAAAATTATTAAGCGTATCGCTAAAGTGTATTACAACCAATCCATGCAAACTGAGGTGGATGAGTTTAAAGATTTTGAAGCATTATTTGAAGCAATTACAGAAGTTAAGTAATTCAATATATTATTATGGGAGTTTGTGATGGAACATTTATTATGGGTCGAGAAGTATCGGCCAAAAACTATTGAGGAATGCATTTTACCGGATGCCATTAAATCTACGTTCCAAGAATACGTTAACAGAAAAGAGATACCAAATCTCCTGTTGGCTGGCACAGCAGGTGTCGGAAAAACTACAATTGCTAAGGCATTATGCAATGAGGTCGGTTGCGATTACATTGTCATCAATGGGTCTGATGAGTCTGGAATTGATGTTCTTCGCAATAAAATTAAGAACTATGCTTCTTCAGTTTCTCTTGCCGGTGGCCGCAAGGTTGTTATCATTGATGAGGCCGATTATCTTAACCCCAATTCAACACAGCCAGCACTTCGTGGAGCAATTGAAGAGTTTTCCTCAAACTGTTCATTCATCTTTACTTGCAACTTCAAAAACCGCATTATTGATCCGATACATTCTCGTTGCTCGGTGGTGGATTTTAAAATTAACGGTTCTAAAGCCAAAATGGCGGCAGCTTTCTTTAAGCGTTGTGAATGGATCTTGGAACAAGAAGGCATTACATATGATAAAGAAGTTGTCGCAGCAGTCATCACAAAGCATTTTCCGGACAATCGTAGGGTTCTCAATGAACTTCAACGATATTCGGTTTCTGGTACAATTGATAAAGGCATTTTGTCTAATGTTGCTGATATACAACTTGGTGCTTTGGTTTCTGCGTTAAAAGAAAAAGACTTTGCTTCAACCCGTAAATGGGTCACCAACAACCTTGACAACGATCCTGTCAAAATCTACCGTAAATTATACGATACATTATACGAATCATTAAAGCCACAATCTGTTCCACAGCTGGTTTTGATTCTTGCTAAGTATCAGTATCAAGCCGCTTTCGTGGCAGACCATGAAATCAACATGGTGGCTTGCCTCACAGAAATTATGGTGGATTGTGAGTTCAAGTAATGGCAAAACCAATTTATGATGAACATTATACAAAGCCTTGTATATACTGTAAACAAGAAAAACCTTTATTTGCTTTTTTAAAAAAACACGATAACTATGACGGTCATGATAATCGTTGTAAAGAGTGTATGTATAAAAGACATAAAGAAGTTAATGAATTAAGAAAAACTGCTCCTCCTATACCAATAGCTTGTGAATGTTGTGGTAAAGAAATTGTTGTTTCTCAGAGTAGAAAAAAGTTCGCACTTTGTTTAGACCATGATCCTGAAAAAGGAACTTTTAGGGGTTGGATTTGTAGGCATTGTAATACTGCTATTGGATTATTAGGCGATAATCTTGCAGGAGTTAAAAATGCCATTAAATATCTGGAGAGAAATTAAATGCCAGACCTATTCAAAGAGATTCTACCATCTATATTGGAAAAGAAAAAGTCTGTCTTTCAAGATGACTATGAGTTCAAGGACTATAAACCTTTTGTTGTAAAT